TAAGATCTGAAGCAAATGCTAAAGTTGCGAAATTCAGGTCAATAGCAAAAATACATGTTGAACTTGAAAATATAGCTAATGGCATTCCAACCGAAAAAGGACAGCGCGCTCCAGTTCCCGGCGATCTGAAGATACTTCAGGGAGAATTGGCAAAAGCAAGGCATGCTTATTATGAATCCAAAATAAATAGCGCCAAGTTGGAGAGAGCAATCGAGATGGCAAATAAACTTGAGGATGATATTAAGAATGGAGTTACAAGGATAAAGGCAGATCCAAAATCCATTCCGAGTGAATTGAAAGAAATTAGAGGAAAAGTCAGAGAACTTATCAACGAACTCAACATAGATGAAGAACTTAGGAAAATAAACAAGCAACTCGAAACCGGAGAGGTTTTGCCAACTGAGGAGCGCGAAAAAAGACCCGTAAGCAAAAGACTCGAAAAGAAGCAGATTGAACTCAAACAAAAACGCGCTGAAATTCGTCAAATGATAGCAAATGCTGCCCCGCTAACTGCAATGAGAGTCTTGCAGGGAATTGCCGATACAATGAAATCGGTCAAGGCCACTGCTGATATTTCATTTATCCTGCGACAGAATGGGTGGATGATTTCGGCTCACCCCGTAAGATCGTTCAAGCCCACTATTAAGTCACTGAAAGCTATATTGTCGGAAAATAGTTCAGAACAAATATATAATGGAATTATCAATTCTAAGAATGGATTACTATATGGAACATATAATCTCCAGGTTCTTGACGCATCGTCTCAAGATGCAAGGCAAAGATCAGAAGTATATCAGCAAAACATAATTGAAAGATCGAAGGGTGTATTGCTTTTGCCATTTAGAGAAATAATGAAAGCCTCTAGCAGGCACGCCGTTGCTATTGGAAATCTTATTCGGACAAGTGCTTTCGATCAATTTTTATCAAATAATCCAAATGCCACAAGTGAAGAGCTTAGAGCAATGGCGGCTTATATCAACATAGCAACGGGGATCGGGGATGTTAAGTTCCTTGGGCCGACCGTGCGTTACCTTAACGTTGCATTTTTTAGTCCTAAGTTTGCAGTCAGCAGATTTCAGACTCCATATCAACTTTACAAATACTGGAATCTTCCTCGCGTTCGTAAGCAAATATCAAGAGACATGGTTGGATTTGTTGCAGATAGTCTTTTGGTTTTATTTCTTGCTCACCTTGCAGGGTTTGATGTAGAATTTTTGGACCCAGATGACCCGGATTGGGGTAAAATCCGAATAGGAAACCAGAGGTTTGATTTTCTACATGGATTCCAACAACCAGCAAGACTAATACTCAGAGCGGCAAAGGCGCCTTTTAGTGAATCGGATTTTGATTATATTGATGTACTGGGAAGATTTGCTGCATATAAATTATCACCGATATTTACAACTCCAATTGAACTTTTGAGGGGAAAGACTGCTACCGGGCAAGAAACGACCAAAATTGGAACTATTGCAAGAACAATCTTGCCGCTAATTGGTGAAGATACATATGAAGCCTGGAAAGTACAAGGCATAGCTGCCGGGGCCCGTGCTTTTACTGCCTCCACCCTTGGCGGTGGCGTTTCTACGTACAAGGATAGTGAGACCGCTACCAGAAGAAAGGTAAAGAACTACAGGAGCCGAGGGCAATATGGAAAGGCCAAGCGAGTCTTGAATGAATGGAATCTTGAGAACCCAAAAAATAAAATCATAAATCCCTAACTCGTGTTAGCGTAATGGCTTAGGGCCAATTATATTATTTAGTTGACAGCAACACGCGAGTCATGCTATGATATAGTTTTAGTGGTTCGTCATCCCCCTATTTTGCAGAGGTGAAAAATGAGTTTAATTCAATTGATGATGCTACTGCGCCGTCTTCCTATTGGGAAGCTTCTTGCGTATCCTACGGACCTAAAGGACGCAGAGTCTGTTCGATTGTGGCTTGTGTCGGTAATGGAGGCGTTTGATGTTTTTTCCGATATGACTGAGACTGATATTGACGATGCAATCGTTGAGGTCATGAGGAATGTTATTGTTGATGAGGAACAATTCAATAGTATCTATAGTATTGTCTTAATGTTGGTCAATGGACTTAGCACCAGGCACGGAGATGTTCTCTGTAGGGTCTATGAAGTGGAAGACAAATATGGATTTAATCCAGCAATAATCATCACCATTGTTCAATTGATCTTTTTTATCATCAAGCTCATTCGGGACAGGAATGCGTAAATGAAACGCTACTATCTTTTAATCGGGGTAGTTGCAGTTGCAGCGCTATGGGCCGGTGGAGTGTTCTTGTGGTCATGGCTTTCACCAATCCCAACCCCCCCCACTCCCGGGCCAATTGAAGCAAGCGTTATCGGCCCCTCAACCGCACGTGTTGGAGAATTGGTAGTTCTTGCATCTTCCAATAGCGCCAAGAACTATCGCTGGCTCAGCGTACCATCTGGGCCGCAATTGAAATTCATGGAAGATGGAAAAGTGCTTGTAGTTGTATTTGATAAGCCTGGAAACTATACCATTGTGCTTGGCCTTGGCTCTGATGGCGGCATAGACGCATGCACGCATCTTATATCGGTTGGTGGTGAAGGACCAGACCCTCCGCGCCCGCCGCCCGGTCCGGAGCCCGCGCCACCTACTCCAGATACAAAGGAATGGGAAGAATGGTCCTATAAACAAGGCTCAGGAAAACAACACGCTGCGGAATTGGCTGAAGGGCTAAAATCCCTTGCTGCCCAAATTGATGCCGGTGCCATTAAGGATATGGCAGAGGCTAGGGTTCTATGGCGGAGCAAGGCTAATGAGATTTTGGGAAAGGACGCTGCCGAATGGGTCGAATTTTCCAATGCCTTCCGTGATCGTTGTCTGGAGCAGGAAAAGTCAGGTTGGTTGCACTCCCTAGAACAACAGAGGGAGATTTATGTTGCTGTGGCTGCTGGATTGAGTCGGGTGGTAAAGGTAGCGGATAATCGGGCTATCATGGTAGTTATTACTAGCGACGGATGCCTGCCGTGTGAGGCCCTCAAGTCTCAGTACCTCTCTAAGGCACGGAGCCTTGGAGAGGTACGTATTATTATGTTAGACAAAACAAAAGATGTTGCGAAAGTAGATAAGTATGCAACTAAAGGAATGAAAGGCATGGTCGTTGTTCCACAAGTTCACATTCAGCGTTATGTAAATGGCAGGTGGTGGCAGTGGAGCCACACTGGCTATACGAACTACAATGAAATGGATCAATGGGTTAAGGCGGTATTTTCGCAAGAGGTGGAGTAATGGGTGATATTGATTATACAGAAGTTAGAGACGAAGATCTTCGTGGGAAGATTTGCGATTTAATACTTGAAATGCTTGAAAGGAAAAACGGATTTGCAGATAAATTTCTATGGCAAATGGAAACTCTTGTTTTGGACAAACTGGATCAACAACTCAAATCAATAGTTTGCCAAAAGGTACTCAGGAGAAACATTGATGACTAATCGCACGTTTCCCCCTTACGGCTGGCTTGGGTACTTGGAGGAACGGGAAGCATGGGAAGCCACCCGTGTCATGGAAGAACTGATGCTTTGGGAAGTAAATACTGATAATGGAGTACAGCCGCAAAGGTACATTTACAATGAATTCGATCAATATCCCAAGAAAGAACTCATTGCCAGACAAAAAATCTACAAGAATCGTGAATTTACATGGGATCTGGAACGAAGGCTTCATGCGCAGGGATTAGTGCCATATAGTTTAATTCCGACTTTCTTCCAGGATACAGGTGATTGCGTTGCCGCCGCCCTGGCTGGAGCCGGCCAGAAGCTTCAAATGTTAGAAATAGCAATTGAAGGCGAAGAGGAAAAATTCAGGGAATGGTTCGTTCCTTGGATTTATGCACTATCAAGGAATCAGATTGGGACGGGTATGCGAGGTGCCGGGTCGCTTAGTATTTGGGGCGCAAGAGCAGCAAATGAATATGGTATATTATTTTCTGATGATCCAAACGTTCCAAAATACAAGGGGACATCGGACGAATGGGGAAACATTCACAATCATGGGCCAATAGAAAAGTCTGAGTATTGGGATTTTGCATCGTTTGCAAAAGACAATCCAATTGAAGTTGTCCGCGCTACGAGCGTAGAACACATGGAAAGTCTGCTTGATGCTGGAATGCAATTGACCATTGCCAGTTATCAAGGGTTCAGGGTGGGCGAATATAGAGGGCTTCATGTTTACAACCCGTCTGGGCGATGGTCTCATGTGATGCACATTACAGATATTCGTAGAGAACCGGAATTGATGTTTTATCGCATGAACCAATGGGGCGCAAGTCACGCAGTGCCACTTAATGGAGAAACTCCGGGTGGCGCATGGAACTTTGCGTCAGACGTTGACAAGGAACTTAGTAAAGATACTGAAGTATACGGATATTCAAGATTTGCGGGGGACGATTCAGGCCCTAGGTTTGACTTTGTGTAATTAAATAGGGGGTAGTATAATGCGGATTGTTGCTTATGGGTTGGCTTTGTGTGTCTTTTTGATTCTCACCGCTAAAGTTCTTGCCGCGCAGGGTGGGCAGCTTGTTATGTCTGATGCTGTACCATTCCCAATGGATATGTATTCTCAAATCTTGCAAGGGGGAGCGCTCGCCGTGCTGGGCTGGACTGTTTGGTACATGCTGGCCAAGGCGTTTCCTGCTCACATAGTGGCAACTAAGGAACAACGGGACGCCTTCTTGGCCGCATTGCATTCAGAGAAGGAAGAGACTCAAATCGAGCGCAGGGAAGTCAGATGCCTCATTTCCGAACTCGTTGGTATGCTAAGGGGAATGGACGAAAATACAAAACACATCCTTGACAAGGCCAATTTGCCTGTCTAGCATGTATGTAGTGAAACGAGAGGAGAGATTCTACGATGGAAAGCTGGGGTGTATTTCTAATTCTGCCCGACGGGGACGAACTGTGTGTCGGGACAGTTGCAGATGTATTATACACTCAAGGTAAATCCCTGGCTTTTTTCATGTCTGACATCATAGCAGACCTTGCTTGGAGTGATGATCCAATGGAGACATCGCGCAAAATTACTATCGAGCTTAGAAATAAGTCTTAGGGAGAGAAAATGTTCAATCTTAATCAAATCAGTTCTGAAGCAAGGTTTCGTGCGCCTAGAATCATTCTACTTGGAGTTGAGAAAATTGGCAAGAGTACGTTTGCTTCAGAATCAGATAATCCTGTGTTTCTACCAATCGGTGGAGAGGAAGGAATTGATTCTCTTGGGGTAAATGCAACACCGGCATGTAGTAACTATAATGATGTAATTGGCTGGCTTTGCTCTCTTGGCAAAGATTCACATAACTACAAGACTGTTGTAATAGACAGTGCGTCTGCGCTTGAACCATTGATTCATGCTGAGGCATGCAAGAATCTTGGAGATTCTGATAATATCTCGAAAGCCGGCGGAGGATGGGGTGCTGGTTATAATGAATCGTTAAGATTGTGGAGAGGAGTTACAGATGTATTGGATGCATTGAGAGACGAAAAAGACACAACATCAATTCTTATCGGGCACGTCAAGGTTAGGCGATTTGACGATCCGGCAGGAGAATCATACGATCAGTATGTGTTTGATGTTCAGGAAAAGGCACACAATCTTTTGTACCGGTGGGCAGATTGTATTTTGTTTATGAATACAAAAGTGCTTGTTAAGAAAGAGGATGTAGGATTTGGAAAACAAAAAGCACGCGGATTAGAAATAACTCCTGGATCAAGATACTTATATACCCAGAAAAGGCCAGCACATCCTGGAGGCGGCCGGGGCGTATACGGGCAATTGCCTTACGAGTTATTGCTCCCAAGGAATAAGTCGTGGAATGTGTTTAAGGATGCTGTTGTTAATGCCATTGCTAATGCTACTGGAAAAACGACATGACAAAAAGCGGAGATCGAAAAAATAATCTTTCTAAAAGCAATCTTCCTACATGGCTTCGTAGATTGATTAAAAAACTATTGAACAAACGGGATGATTGGCCGAATGGAAAATATCCACAAGTTGCATTTGATGCAGTTGATTTGCTTTGCGAAGAAGAATACTGCCCAATGCCGGGTGATATTATATATTCTTTCATACAGGTTCTGATTGACGAAATCGAAAGACTTAAACCTTCGTTTCTTACGCACGACGAAAGGCTTTCAGCTTCCCTTTCCACGCCACTTTCAACTGGAGAAGACAATGGACATTCGTGAAATTTTTGGCTCTGATGATTTTACATTTGTTACCTCAGAGTATGAAGATAACAAGCAATTTGATCCCATTCCGCCTGGGAGTTATATCTTCAGGATTGAATCGGCGGATGGAAAGCAAACTAAGAACGGAAATGGATGTTATGTTGAAGTGGTGCTTGTTGTTGTGGAAGGAAATTACATTGGAAGGAAGGTGTGGGATAGAATCAATCTCGTCAACAAAAGCACGGTCGCAGAAGGTATCGCTAGGGGGCAATTCAAAGCATTGTGCGAAGGCGTTGGCATTCAAGAACTGAAATCCCTACTTGAACTTAACGACAAGTTTATTAAGGTACGTATTGCTATTGATAAATCAGGCAATAACTGCGTTAAAGGTTACAGTTCTGCGATTGCATCACATGATAGCAATGTGAAAACTAATGCTGGTTCACCATTGCCCCATCCCCCGCCGCCAGTAAGCCACCAAAGCCAAAGCAAGCGTCCTTGGGAAAAGTAATCATTACTCAGAGCAGCAAGTGCCCACGGCGGCAGCGTGACAGGGCTGACCTGATAGGTTCGATCTTAAATCGAATGAGAAAACTCAGGATTGCTGGGAGGAGCTTGCCCAAACTGTCATTATGGGTAGCGAGGCCCAGCCCGCCGTGGAATTTTAAGAAAGAAAAGTCTCGTGTCAAAACTTGGAAAAGACAATGTAGTGCTGGATTATATCAGGGTTTTGATTACAGACGGCCGCAGATCCTTTGGGGAGTGCTTGCGCCTAGCAGAGAACATTCACGATCTATGCGAGGAACGAATTGTTGTGCTTAAAAGTAACCCGCAAAGGGATTCTGAAATAGAAAGTAAAGAAAGAAAAACAACGACACGCATTTGTGTTGATGGGCCAGATCCTGCGTGTAATTGTAGCGAACGATTTGCATTAAGGAGACTTATGGAAGAGTTTTCAAGTGCTATGTTTGCAAAATTGGAGAAAAAATTAAACGAAGGCAGTTCCGGCTGGGATGATCCCGATGAATTCACAATAGATGATATTCACGATCGTATTGATGACCACATGCATGATCCGGCGCCCGATCCAGTAGATATCGCCAATTTTGCTGCTTTTTGGTGGAATCGACTTGCGGAGTAAAAATGGATATTAACGAGATTATAGGCATACAGTCAAAGACTGTAAGTGCAATCTACGATTCTTACAAGAAGACGGGAGATGCAAAGCCAGACAGGAGATACCTTGGCGCTTCCCTTGTTGGCCATGAATGCGAAAGGTATTTGTGGTATTATTTTAGAGACGCCTGTAAGCAAAACATCGACGGCAGGATATATAGGTTGTTTGCTACCGGGGAATTAGAGGAAAAGCGACTTGGAAATGATTTGGTTTCAATAGGTTGCGAAGTACATGTTTGTAATGAAAATGGAGAGCAATTTGCGCTTTCTGCATTAGGTGGACATTTATCGGGCCACATGGATGGATGCGCGCTTGGCATCCCAGAAGCGACTAAGACATGGCATGTACTTGAGTTTAAGACACATAATGCAAAATCATTTGCACATTTAGTGAAGAATGGAGTCAAGAAATCTAAGCCTCAGCACTATGCACAAATGATGATATACATGCATCTTGCTGAAATGAAAAGAGCGCTGTATCTAGCAAGGAATAAAGATACAGACGCCCTTTATTCAGAAAGAATAAGATGGGATAATCGTGAATCCGAAGACCTGATAGATAAGGCAAGGCGCATCATCACCAGCCCTTCTCCTCCCGAGCGAATAGCTGAAAAAGGAGATTTCTTCAAATGCAGATGGTGTGATGCCAATAGTATTTGTTGGGGGCCGACCTCAAGCCAGGATCCAGTATTTCCGGTTGCATCTATATCATGCCGACAATGCTGCCATGCTACTCCCGTAGTGGAAAACAGTGATGGTGGGATGTGGAAATGTGAAAAGCGCGGAGATTATATTCCAATTCAAAATCTCTGTAGATACCATTTAATTTTGCCAGGAATGATTACATGTGCCGAACCCGTTGACTATATAAAAAGTGGCATCGTAGAAGAATCAATTAAATTTGTAAGCGGAGAATCACATGAATGGTATCATGGATCTTTTGGTTTTTCATCAGAAGAACTCCTTGGGCTTCCGAGAAGTGTAGTTGAAGATAAAATTGTAAATGAAGCCAAACAGGCTTTTAATGTAAGTGTAAGGCTGTCGTTGCTTGATAAGTATTCACTAAGTTCGCCTCCAAATTCAACTGTGACATGGACTGGAAACAAGGAAAATGCTATTGCGGCATGGAAAAGTATGTATGGTGACGATCTTGTATCGCTTGATATAATTGATTATGAAGACAATCAAGATTGTACAATTGTTGAAGTGTGCGACAATAGAATTGCTATTCTATGGAAAAATACAATGAAAGCAGAATTCAGGGCAAGCCTTTAAGGGGGAAAAATGACATTTTTCACGCCAAGAGCATTTCTTAAAGGAGCGATTAAATGGGTCAGAAGCAAGTTCTTTTCTGCACATGATGACTCAGACAATAAAAGGTATGCCTGGCAAATTAACAGTAGAGTAGAGAAAATTCTGAACGAACACATCGAGGATGGGTGCGCAGAATCAGATTTTATTCCATATTTCAGCCCAGAAGAAATGGACCTAGTGCGATGTTCGCTTATCGCAATGAATAAGTATGGCATGGTAAAGAAAAAGGTAAAGTTCGCAAAGATTAGATATTTCAGAATATAAATAAAACCGTATGATTCCATATCCGTATCAAAACGAAGCCCTCAAAGCGCTTGATTTGCACATTCGCTCAAAGGACACTAATCCATGCGTAGTGATACCTACGGGTGGCGGCAAATCAGCACTCATGGCATGGTCTATTGATATGTGGAAAAAGGACTGTCCATGGTTTCGGTGTTGTATACTTGCACATCGAAAAGAACTTATCGTACAAAACGCCAGCGAGCTAAAAGCAATAAATAACGATCTTGATATTGGAATATACTCGGCTTCGCTTGGAAGAAAAGATTATGATACTCCGATCCTGTACGCTTCGATCGATTCTATTTACAACAAGTCTGGAGAGTTCGCGCCGTGGGATACTTTATTTATTGACGAAGCCCACCGTATCCCGTTTAAGGGAGAGGGGAAATATCGCACATTTATAACTGAATGCAAAAAGTTTAATCCAAGCGTGAGAATCATTGGGTGGACTGCAACTGCATTCAGAATGGATGGCGGAAAGCTTTGCCATAAAGATCACATTTTGAATGAAATCTGTTATGAAGCAAATGTAAGAGACTTGATAAATGATGGATACCTGTGCAATTTACGATCCAAGATTGGAGAGTCACAGCCCAACTTGCTGGGAATTCGTAAATCAATGGGCGATTATATCATAAAAGCACTATCGGAGAGAACGAATCTGGATGAAGTTGTTCATTTAGCCGTAGAAGAAGCAGTTAAGATAATCAACAAAGAGAAAAGAAATTCAATTATATTCTACTGTGTGGATGTTGAACATTGCAGGAAAGTATCAAGGGCGCTTGGAAGGCTTGGACTTGTTGCTCCATTCGTAACTGCGAAGACGGAGCAGCAGGACCGTGACAGAATAGTTAATGATTTTCGTGCTGGATACATTCGTGCTGTGTGTAATGTAAATATATGGACCGAGGGGTTTAATGCAAGAAACATCGACTGTATCGTACTCTTGCGACCTACTCTTTCTGCTGGCCTATACTCCCAGATGGTCGGTCGTGGTTTGCGAACCTGCCGTGGAAAAACAGATTGCCTTATCCTCGATTTTGCAAACTGCATTAACGAACATGGACCAATTGATTTATTGGATGGGAAACCAATCGTTCTCGCAATATGTGGAGAATGCAGGGAAGCATTTAGTCGAACATTGGCACAGTGTCCAATTTGCGGATGGAAAATTCCAAGGCAAGAAATAAGCAGACTAGAGTCTATGGAAAAAGCAAAGCGCAGATTGCATGGAACCAAAGCGTCTAACTCTTCGATACTATCAAATCAACCCAGGACATACGAAGTAGATGCGGTAAATGTCTTCAGGCACAGAAAAGACGGTTCCCCTGATAGTATCAGAGTAACATACCGATGCGGAACCAAAACCTACAGAGATTGGATATGCCTGGATCACCCGGGGCTGGCCGGGACATACGCAAGACAATGGTGGGCAGCGAGGTTTGGCGACAGAAACATGACCGTAAACAAAGCCTTACAAAACTTATTCATTAACAGTGAAATTTTGCAATGGACAAAAACCATTACCGTGGTTAAAAGTGGTAAATATAACAAAATCATTTCATACAACGATCCCGCCGGAAAAGAGATGGACGCAAATGAAGGAATTCATTGATGATCCGTACCTACGTGAAGTTGTCAGGATTATAAAGGAAGAATGCTTCTGGAGGTACGGAGATAAATGTATCATTCTAGTATCTCCCAGATTTTACAATACAGCATGTAAATACATAAAAGAAAGGGATGAAGATATCTTTGGAGAGGGCGAAAAAAAAGCATTACTCATAGACAGTGTTCTCGCCTTTCCGGTGTGGTGGCTGAGGGATTACGAATATGAAGTTAGGACGCAACAATGAATCAACTGCTTGAGGCTGCATTAAAATACGCTTCTCTCGGAATGAAGGTTTTGCCTTGTGTACCAAAGCAGAAGGTCCCAATGACCGCCCACGGGGTGCACGATGCGTCTGATAGTCCTTGGATAATTAAAAAATGGTGGGAAATGTGGCCGAGTGCAAATGTTGCAATTGCCTGTGGTTCTGTAAGCGGACTATATGTTGTTGATGTTGATGTTGATATAGAAAAAGGGCTGGACGGAAGGAATTCGTTAAAAGAGTTTCCCGACATTCCTCTCACTGCAAGGCAAAACACCCCACGCGGGGGGTTTCATGCCTTTTTTCGTTCATCTTCTTATGACCCGCCAAAAAATAATCCCAAGTTCAGGCCGGGAATTGAAATCAAAAGCGATGGGACATATGTTGTTGTTGCTCCCAGTGTTCGTCCAAACAGTGGTGTGTACGAATGGCTTGAGGGCTGCGCGCCTGGGCAGGTGCCCTTGGCTGAATTCCCCGAGTTCCTGCGACAGGAATCGCCCCCCATGGGGATCAACGTGAACTCCCCGGGCCCCGCTAGAGCCCGCAGGGAGCCCGCTAGCAACGATCTCCTACAAAGGGCCTCCCTGTACCTGGAGAAATGCGACCCCGCCATACAGGGCCAGGGAGGCCATAGCAGCCTTCTCTGGGCAGCTACCGTCTTAATACACAAGTTTAAGCTGTCGGACTCCCAGGCACTTACCCTATTGGAAAGAGAGTATAATCCAAGGTGTAATCCACCATGGGATTTAAGCAACCCAAGCGATGCTAAGGATTTCAATCGTAAAATTGATGAAGCAAGAAAGCATATACCGAACAAATTGTCAGAGTGGGAACTTGACGATTTACCTCCATCTGTATCGAATGAGGATACGGAATGGATAAATGAACTAATTAAACTTGATGGTTTTCAACCTAGGGAAAAACTTCAAGAATCAAGTGATATTGAATTTGAAGAATTATCGCCCCTTAGCTTTATCAATGATGGAGAGCTTGAATTTCTATGTAACCCCCCTGGGCTACTGGGCAAAATGTGCAAATGGATCAACAGTACGGCAATACGCCTCCAACCCTTTCTGGCACTCGGATGTTCGCTTGCATATTGTGGAGCTTTGTTTGGCAGAAAGGTGCGCGACGAAAAAAATTGCAGAACGAATCTATATTGCATGGGCGTAGCGCCTTCTTCTGCCGGAAAAGCTCATGCAATAAATTGCATTAGATTACTTGCAGAGAAAACCGGAACATGGCCCCTCTTGGGCGGTTCTGACGCGGCGTCTGATTCGGCTATAGAAACACGACTATCAAAAGAGCCATCAACATTATTCATGTGGGATGAAGTTGGACATTTTCTGTATCAATCGAAGCAAAGCAATAATACATATCAATCCAAGATCGTTCCCGCCTTGATGCGATTATATTCTGCTGCTGGAAATGTATATCTTGGGAGGGAATACGCAGACGATGAAAAACAGAAAAGAATAATTCAGCCCTGTTGTTGTGTATACGGAACTTCCGAAGAGGGTAGATTTTCAGAAGGATTGTCTCCAGATGAATTAAATGATGGCTGGCTGAGCAGGTGTCTTGTTTTCAGAACCTCAGATATGCCAAATAAGAATTGGGATACAATTCGTGCAGACCCTCCAGAATGCTTAATTAAGCATATTATAGCATGGAACAAAGTCAATCCACGGCCTGTCGATCCGTCTGATATAACAACAATGGTAAATTATAATAATGGTGCAATTATGGAGGCTTCACCAATTCCCATAATTGTGCCAACACACGAAAGTGCCGAAAGAATCTTTAGAAAATTTGATAACTTTTCATCAAAAATGTCGGTGGCAGATCCAAGGTTTTCATGCTTGTGGTCAAAAGCAGAAGAAAATGCAAGGAAAATAGCATTGATAGTGTCATGTTGCATGGCCCCTTGTGATAACATATCTACGTCACTTGCGATTACCTTTGAAAGTGCTGTGTATTCGTGCAGGTTAATATCATACTTATTGAATGATTTCACAAAGATAATTGTGCCTAATATCGTAATGTGCGAAACTGACAGAAAAAAACTCAGACTCCTCAAGGCAATCGAACGAAATAGTGTATCTGGATGCACTAAAACGCAACTCACAAAAGCTACACAATGGCTGACCAGAAATGAGCGTATTTCGGCATTGTCTGATCTTATCGATGCAGAGGAAATAGTATATGAAACTATTCAGCCAAGCAACGGAAAGGGCCGACCAGCTACGAAGTATTATACAACAAGAGCATGGATGGAGAAATTATGCAGCCAGAAGAAGTCTTGATTGTTCTCCCGCTTCCAGATGCGATACTTAGTCCCAATCGCACCGTAGGTTCTATCGGAGGAAGATACGCAAAAGCAGCCGCGATAAAGAGATATAGAGAATTTGCCAAAAAAGCAATAGAGGAAGCGAGAATTAAGTCTGCGCCGTGGGCGAAGATTCTCGTAAAAGCAATCTTTTATTTTTCGTGCAATCGTAAACGAGATCAGGACAATGCTATGTCGAGCTTGAAGTCTGCATATGATGGGATAGTTGATTCTGGCCTCGTGGCGGACGATGATTATAAGCACATGCTTCGTGATACTCCAGAATTTCTAATTGATAAGTTTCATCCAAGAGTTGAACTTGAAATAACTAGGATAATTGG